GTGGCGCCAAGCCCAACTCTATGCAAATTGGAAACCAGCGAGGAAACTCAAAATTGTAGTACAACCCAGTGCGGGAACCACGACCAGCGGAAGTTATATAATGGGGTGGACTATGGATTCGAAATTGGACATACCATCCGGAGACAACGCTGTCCGAACTGTGGCGACCTTCGAACGAAGACAAACAGCGAAGATCTACGAGAAGAAAGAACTGAACATTCCCTTGAAGACTGTCCAGGCCTTACTTTTCACGGATTCCAGCAAGGAAGACTCCGATCAGGGCTCCTTCTATCTTGTTTTGTCTTCGGGCATAGGAAACCTCACGCAAGGTAGCGTTGTAAGCTTCAATATCTACATCGATTACGATATAGATTTTGAGAACAGGCTTGCCACCCCAGACACTTCCAGTAACTTCATTTACCCTGACCCTGGCTATGAGTCTTATTTCACAGACAATGGAGATGGAGTCACCAAGCTAAGTCTCAAGCACGCTGAAGGTGGTGCCCTGGTGCCCTTCCATCAGAGCATCCCGGAAGCAGTGTATGAGTTTGTAGGAGAGTCCCTGAAGTACTGCAAATCGGGCGAATCCAGTACTACCGCGACTGGAAAAGTCACGCATGCAGTGCGTATTCGGGGGCGATCGGATGGAGCACTTTATGTCTTTGAAAACAACACCAAAGCCTCAGCCTACGCGTCCACAGGTGATGAAGACAACTGTATTACTTACGTAGCCGCTGGCCCGTGGGTTGCTCCCACTGGAGCCGGTTTTAAACAAATTTCGTCACCCGCAGCCCTATTTTCAAATCGTTTAAACTAAGGGAGACTCCTTCTGTTCTGGCTATCGAAGACAAGAAACTATTGAAATTGTTTAACAAGAAGGATGGTGGGGTACTGACACTACTGCTTGACATAAGAAATTATCTCAAGGCTATCAGTGCGTGGTATGTGCCTGAGTACGGCCTTCATGTTTATAACAATCCAATAGTTCCCGATGTCCTAGATGTTGCTGGGATATGAGGGGGTCTACCTCCATTTTGGAACAGAC